AGTCCCATAGGCAAGCATGGTGTCAACCTGGCTGGCTAACGTAGCAGGCACGTCAGATTTGATTGTTAGAAGTTCAGTTGCAGGGTTCATTCCAACGAGTACCGGGCTCCATTCGAAGAGATCAAGCTCATCCAGCTGGCGGATGTCCTTCTGCTCTGCATCGAATGATTCCTTCATCACCCTGTACCCAATCGAAAACTCATCGATGATGCCGAATTTAATATCGCTGAACGCTTCACGCCCACGCTGTGTATCGAGATTGAACTGGCCACGGATCACGAGCCCCTCAGCCGTCTCAACGGCGCTCAAAGTTTTGGCAATCGGCTGCGACCAGTCGTGCGCCCAGACGCCTTTAGGTGTACGCCGCTCAAGGCTTGCCTTGAATGCGCCGGGCATTACTTTCTCGTTGACGTGATCGATGTTGCCAAAGACACTGACAAGGGCAGTGATCTCACCAGCATCACCGGGCTCGACATTGGCTGTGAATTGTTTGCGCTCAAGCTCCATTTGAGGATGGAGCCTTATACCATGAGGAGTAGTCTTACTTTTGGATGGTACTTATTCCGCGTCTGCAGATGGGGCGTCGCGGTACTCGAGCTCGCATTGATCATTCGCGCGGCAGGTGCGATCGCCTACCGGCACGAGGCTGCCAATTGGCTGCCATCCCTTACCTGCTTCCTGAAAGCATTCCTCACAATGATCCGCGCGTGGCTCGAGGAAGCTGCGTTCCTGCTGCATACCAGCATACTTCTCACGCTGCGCAATCGATTCCGTGTAGCTGATCCAGCCTGATTGCCCATATTGTGCTGAACGACCTGGCGCTGGATTCTCCTGGCCGGATTCAACACCCAGCAGGAAACGGCTGAGGAAGCCATATTGCTGAACTAGAATCGATCCAAGCTTGCCGCGCTGCCTTGCGCCCATCTGCTCCTTGCCGCCAAAGGCAAGCTGCGACATGGCGCTATGCGTAGCCTTGACGCCTTCGCGCATCCCAACGGCCCAGTCTTCGAAACTGATTGCTCCGTCTACGTAGGTTTGAGTTAAGTCTTCAAGCGCACCGGCACTCTTCGCAACGATTGAGAGCCCGATCTTGCGCTGTTCGGCAGGTGTGAGCGGTTTGCCGTTAGGTTTGATGTATCTGCGGAGTCTTGGATCCCACTGGTAGTCAGGCACATTGTCACTCGTGCTCGATCGTCACTTTGGGTTTTGCCTTGAGCATCTTTGCTGCCTCATCCTCACCGAGTGCGAGCAGCCACGGTATGGCAGCATCAAGCACTTCATCGTTCCCTGTCTGATTCGGATCGGCAGCTTTGAACTTGAGCACTTTCCCCTGTTCGCCACCGTCAACTACGTCATCACCCATTGGTGGTCCTCCGGCCTGTATTGGTGCATATATCTCATCTTCCGCATCGAACTCATAGCCCGCGAGCTCACGCACCTCACTGCGCTTCAGCCAGCCGCCATTGTAGGCAACCGAAAGCCGCGCATAAAGCGCATCCTGATCTTCACTCAGTGCCCGAATTGCAGACAAATCGAAGCGAAATTGATTGCGCTCTGTGTCCTCTTCAAAGTCACCGAGGAACTGCGTAGTGAGTTCTTCCTCGATGTAACGGTAAAGCGGAACGAGATATGATTCCGTTGCGTATTCTACCAGTTGCCGCGCGTTTGAGTAAGTCGCTTTGTCCAATCCTGCACCGTATCCAAGCACGATTGCCGGTATGCCAATGACGGCGCTGAGCCGCTCTTCAGGCAGGCGTCTGAGCTGCGCCAGGTTGAGATCATTCGGGCTGAATCCCACCTTCTCCACATTCACCGCCGCACCGCTCACCCAGGCCTTCCCTCTCTGGTCACCTTGCGTCTGTCTCAGGTACTTATCACGCACATCGTTCGGATCGAACTGAAATGCATTCACATTCTCTTTCAAGCTAATCACAACAGGCGGCACTGCCCCATTCTTCATCAGCAGCGCGCTATAGTTCGCAATCTCGTTGTCTGTGTACACTTCGCGGAGCACACTCGCCACCGGGCTAAGGCCCATCCGCGTATTCATCGGGTCAATGCCATCCCTGAAATGGATCACATCTTCCTGTTCGAAGTGCTGTGTCGCGCCTTCCACTTTGTACTCATAGCCGGTGATGAACTCGTTGCCGCTGGCCGGCCAGGTAGGGCGCATCATATGCGGTGGCACATACCAGAGCTCACTGATCTTGCTGCCGCCATTCCGAATCTTCAGGATGTACGGATTGCCGCTCACGATCCACGAATATGCGAATGCTTTGAGAAGCGTTGTGCCTGAATAGTAGAGATTGGGTCTGCGCCACAATTTTGCAGCCGGATGGCCTGGAATGATCTGCTCCATCCCCTCGTCATCGAGCTCAACTACATTCAACGGCGCTTCAGGGAGCACGCGCCCGAGCCAGTTGACTGCAGCCATCACAAGCGATGCATTGCCTATCTCACCCGCTTCTACTGTGTAATCAACCTTGTTGTAGCCATAGCCATGCCAGGCATCTGAGAGCACATTCCAGACTGGGAATTGATAGCCACCGCCTGATGTGCCACCACCCGAGCCAGGGAACTTGAGCGCATCTTTGAGGCTGGCAAGTGCCTGCACAGATCGCCTGATTAGACTGGTTTCCTTGTTGCTCATCCTGATACGACCCAGTTGCGCACGCCTACGACTGCACGCCAGGCAAGCGCACGCGCAATCACCGTGTCATCATGCAATCCGTCCGGCGCTGCATAGCTTACTCGCTGCGTGTTGCCTGCCACCTTGGATTCGAATGCGTGGAGCTCTGCTGTCGCTGCCGGCACATCCAGCCACCGGCATTCCGCGCGCTCGAAGGCCAATGCAAGCGATTGGATGAGTGGTGGCTTGGATGCAGCCGTAGTCGTGAATGCGAAAACCGGGAGCCCATCGCGCTGCAATGCCTCGATATTTGGTGAGCCAATACTGTTCTCTTCAGCTTCGATGTGCGATACACCCCATCGCCGTGCCAGCGCATCGAGCCGCCCGCGCTGAAACGCCCATCCAATTTTGTTGAAACGATCAAGGGCAACCTCTTCCCTGCACCCACTGCATAGCACGCACAGCGCCGTTGAATCGTTTTTTTGCCCCCAGTCAACTCCCATTACCATCCTGTGCCCTTGATGCTCTGCGGGCTGCGCATTCTTTGGTGCTGTCAGGTTCGCCACAATGTTTCGAAACACGCTGCCTTCACCCTCGAGGAACTCAGCCATAATCTCCTGGCGATATGCTTCGTCTGACAGATCACTCGTAATGTCATCAAGTGCTGCTCTGCTCAAGTGCGGATTATCGAATGACGTGAAGTGCCATGCCTGCCACCGCCCGGTCGTATCACCCTGTGCCTTCTGATAAAGATTGTGGAACCAGTTGCGTCTTCTTGGGGTCGAGATAAACCAGGCGTCTCCATTGTTATCGAGTAGCATTGGCGCGCCCACCTTGTCCCACGCATCTGGTGCGAGGAGCGCGCACTCATCGAGCACAAGGAAATCAGCGTGATCGCCTCTCAATGTATCTGCATCGCTTGCAGTCTTCACCTTGATGCGCCCGCCATTATGCGGAAAGAGCATGATCCTGCGCTGCTCATTCTTCTCAACTACGCCAAATTCAGTGAGCTCATAGAGCCATTCCTTCACCTTGTCCCAGAACGCATCGGCCTGATCCTGTGTGGTCGAAGCAAGCAGCACACGCCGGCCCTCGAGCATCTTCGTCACCGACACTCGCGCAGCAAGCGTGGTTTTTCCCGCCCTGCGGCCCGCATTAACAACCATACGCTTCGCCGTCGATTTCGCTATCAACGACTGCTTCTGATGGAGCTGCGGCAATCTGACCGTAAGTTGTTTGGCTGTCGCTATCATTGACGATCCTGATGAGTACACCGCCAGTGTGCTCGTGATATTCCTTCGGCTTGCCAAAGGTGTATGCGAGCAGAATCTTGGTTGCTTCCAGGTCCTCTGCCTTTGCCCTGCGCACGAGCATCTCAATCACTTCTCTTCGATCGTCTTCAGTGAATGCAGTGCGCAGCAGCCAGGTCAGCCCCTGCGTATATGCTTTACTTGGTTTAGCCATAAATAAATGCGCTTGGTCGCACACTGAACCTGTGCTCTTCTGCGCCTTCCTTTGCCGCTACGATTGATGCTGACGGGTCTACTGCTTCCCAGCGGTAGTACCACATGCCAGGTATCTGCGGCTTGATGGTGCAACGATAGACGCCCGTTGCCAGCTTCTCAATGTTAGCATCGACGCCATAGGTGTAGGTCACATCAAGATAATTCGGGTTGTGCACCTTCACATTGATGAGCGGGGGATCAACAGCAGTCTCTGCGCCATCCAGGAACGTGCCATTCTTAAGGATCACCAGATCGCCTATGTCGTATGTGTTAACAGATGCTGCCACTCGAATCCTCTAGTTCGCCCTCTGGCCCCAGCTCATCACTGATCGTGAATGAGACGCCCGGATCGGGAGTCGTAACAATTTCGCCCGGAATGATAGGAGGTGCCGCTGCGCCGCCGCTACCATTCCACACATCCTCATTCCAGAGCGCATCATTCCACATC